ACAATATGATTAAAGAACAAACACCCTTAGAGAGAGTAACTGAGTTACTTCAAAATATCAAGAAACTAGAAACAGCAAAAGACCTAGCTTATCAACCAGATCAATTACTGCCTTCACGCGTACATAATAATCAAAATGAACTTAGTGATTTATATCAAAAGTATGGCATTATGCCGGACTTCGATGAAACACAGAGCAATTTTGCTACTTATTCCGCAGTGCAAACAGCAAAGAACTCACTGTTTAAAAACCAGGAGAATTTTCTGAAAGCGCGTATTCTTGAAACTCTTGGATTCCACTTGGAATCTCCCTCGAGTGTGGTGTCTGAACAATAACCTTATTTAGGTCCCTCATTCTTGATAGTGGGCACGCCGCCCTCTACTAACCATTAACAACATCCGAAAGGAGCAGTTATGACACAACAACATTTATGTTGGAGTGAGTTAGAGAGAGGAGCTAGGCATCGCCTTGTAGCCATTGGTCTTCCTCATTACATGATAAATCCACTTGTGGATTTAACATTTAAATGGGTAAGGTCAAATGGGCCAGAGTGGACCGTGTCTAGACTGAAAAGTCTTAAACTCGATCTTATTCGCCGTAAGGCGGGTCTCCAGTCTGAGCTACCTTGGGTTCGTAAGAACTCAAAGGGGCTCCCATTTGGGGTCTTTGGCTCAGTGATGAAGTGGTGTTTTAGTGCCATCTCGGTTGGGAAATCTCGCAAGAGATTTAACTCAGCCTTACAGGCATTAAACATAGCGTCATTATTTACTAATGAAAAGGTAACTTTGTTACAATTTCAGAAGTTTATGGATGGCGTTAATTGTGAAGAACCCGATGGATTATCCATGGAGTTTATTTCGCAATACCAACATCACGTTATGCGGGTCATCCCGCATAAACAAGTACAACGAGGAGGAAATTCATTACTTGAGTACAGAGGGTCCCCTGAAAAGTGGGCTCCTATGTTTCATAGTAATAAACGTGTTCGCCAATCCGATGACATACTTGCAGAGATGCAATATGCTAGTGGAATGGAAAACTACGTGTTCGCTTGGGAATACCATGAGCTTTACGCTCCTGTTACCCTTGGCGTCCGCGGTCCTCTCGTCAGATTGACCAACAATCCTGATAAACATCTGTATGGAGGTGAAGTTCACTTCCTACAAGAACCTGGCTTGAAGTT